AAGAAATCTGAATTGATGAAAGACTAACCTAAATGGCATCACGCAGTAAACCACTCCCAGTAGACGAACGACACACAACCGGTCGTGTAGTTAATCGGGCAGAACAGGTATCACGCAGAGATGATACAACGAATAACGTATCCGTCGGACTGATGGATATAGATTCTGCTGTGATGTATTATTTTGCGGAGGTCATCAAACCTTCAGTTGTTGATAACGGAGAGATGGTTCAGGTGCCGGTTTTATATTCCAACCCCGAGCGTTGGAAATCTGCACAGATTGATGGATACATTCGAGACAATAAACGTCAAATAATTTTACCGGCAATCACATTCAGGCGCACAACCACAGCTAACGATGATGCAATGTCTATGAACGCATTGGATGCAAATGACCCCAAACTTCATTACGTGTTCGAGCAGAGATATTCCGATAAGAACAGATACAACCAACTTCCATTGCTTCAAGGTGAGCAGGCGTCCCGAGAATTTTATAAAGTCGCCGTCCCAAAATATGTGACCGTCGAATACGATTGCATTATGTGGGCGACCTACATTGAGCAGATGAACAAACTCACCGAAAAAATTAATTATTCAAGTGGGGCATATTGAGGCGAGCCAGGACGGTTCAAATTCCGCTCAGAAATTTCAAGCTTTGATGATAGCACGGAAGTGGGCGACGGCGAGCGTATAAATAAAACTACATTCTCGTTGACCATTTCAGGGTACTTATTACCCGAGTCATTCAACGAACAGATAACAACACAAAGGGTTTTTTCACCTACAAAAACAATTATGTCATTTGGAGAAAAAACAATCATAAAATAAAAGTTTATACTATTTATATTAAATAACAACAATAAAGGAGAAATGTTATGGCCGATAATGCAATTAAATTTACAGATGAACAGATGGAATCACTTAAAACTCTTAATCAAACATACCAACAGATTCAAGCAGAATTTGGAGCACTTACCGTGCGAAGCTTAGTGTTGACTCGTGAGAGCGATGCAATCGAAGCCCGTGAAGCTGAACTTGAAGCACTGTATGTTGAGAACACTCAGACCGAGCAAACTTTGGTTAAAGAGCTAACCGACCAATATGGCCCTGGTACGCTGAATCCGGAGACCGGAGAGTTTACACCATCCCCAGAGGCTCCAAAAGCGGAGTAATTAGCACAAACCTAAAAAAAATCACGTAAAACTGAAAAAAAATGCCAAAATAATATGTTTTGGCATTTTTGCTTTATATTTATATAGTAGAAGAAAGTATTCTATTATACAAGAAATTAACACAAGGAGAAATTAAATGGCAGAACGAATCGTCTCACCAGGTGTCTTTACATCTGAAACTGATGCGTCTTTCCTTCCCCAAGGTATTTCAGAGATTGGAGCCGCAATCATCGGGCCGACCATTAAAGGTCCAGCGTTTGTTCCAACCATTATCAGGTCTTGACCTGAATTTGAAGATATGTTCGGGAGTACGGATTCACGCTTTTATACACCATATGCAGTTGAGCAATATTTGCAAAGCGCAGGAACAGTAACAGTAGTTAGGGTTCTTGGAATTGGTGGTTACTCAAGTGACTATATGGCACTTCAACTTTCAAGCTCTCGTGGTTTGGAAACAGCCGCAGTTCTTGCACCATCACGAGGTGGAAGCGACGGAACCGCAACATTGACAGGTAGTAGCATTACAGGTGGCTGGGCATCCGCCGCACTAACCGTAGCCGGTGCAACATCACGGGCATACACAATTTCATTCAATACAGGTAGTGCAAACTATATTACCAACGTATTTAGTGATAGTCCACAAGTTCAAAAATCAGGATTGAATACAGTAGAAGTCTACCTGTATAAGAACTATAAAACATTTCAATCTTCAACTGGACTGGACCAATATGCAAGTGCGTCTATCGCATCCGCATCATTGGATTTCTCCGGAATAGATTATTCAAACGCATATACCCCATACATTCAATCACAGTTAATCAATGGTGCAAGGTATAACCTGTTCAAGGTTAAAACTCGCTCACATGGTACTGACATCAATGACAAATATAATGTTGTTATTTCTGATGTAAAGGCCGCTGGAACAATAACTGGTACAGATTATGGTTCATTTACATTGCAGGTTCGTAAGTTAAAACCTAACTCATGGAAGCAATCAGATGAAGTAATTGTTGAATCGTGGGATAGTCTTACCTTTGACCCAACAAGTGTAAATTATTTTGCACGTGTCATCGGTGACAGATATGTAACAACAGATTCCAACGGAAACCTCACGTATAATGGTGATTGGCCTAACCTGTCAAATCATATTTATGTTAGTGATTTTGGCGACATTGCGGACGCAAGTATTCCTAAAATCGTTTCACCAATGGGATTTGCGGCAATTAGCAACACTGCCCCAACGACAACCGCTGTACCTTCAGCATCATTTGTGACATCACAGACAGACAATAATAGTTCGTTCAATTCAAACTACTACTTTGGCTATGATTTTACCAATGCTGATAACAGGCAATATTTGGGAGCAATTCCAACGTCGGCAGGAACCGGTAGTAACGTATCAATGAGTTTAGAAGATATGACCGGAACGGCTGATGCAAGTACCTTGGGTACACCATATGCATCCGCTTCACAGGCAGTCACATTAGCTAACTCGCATATCAAACAGCGTAAATTCTCAGTACCACTTCAAGGTGGTTTTGACGGAGACAATCCCGCAAATCCAAAATTGACTGGTGCGAATATCGCAACAACTAACACTCAAGGATTTGATTGTGCAAACTCACTTTCAAGTGGTTCAGTGGCATACAAACGTGCTATTAATGCCGTAAGTAATCCAGACGAATTTGATATCAATTTGATGTTGATTCCTGGGGTACTTCACAAATTCCATAGCTCGGTAACCAATCATGCTATTACGAAAATTGAGGCTCGTGGAGACACATTCTATCCAATGGATTCATCGGATATTGACGATAGTGTTTCAACCGCAACAAATAATATCGCATCATTGGACACTAACTATGCAGGAACATACTATCCATGGGTTAAGATTGTGGATAGAAACACAGCATTGCCACTCTGGGTTCCACCTTCAGTTGTAATGGGTGGTGTTATTGCATACACCGATAAGGTTTCTCACGAATGGTTTGCACCCGCAGGCTTGAATCGTGGAGGTCTTACAACCGTGCTTGAACCTAAGACACGCTTGACACATGAAGAACGTGACGACTTATACGAGAACCGTGTAAATCCAATCGCAACCTTCCCAGGTCAAGGAACAGTAGCTTGGGGTCAGAAGACACTTCAATCATTGCCATCGGCTCTTGATAGAATCAATGTTCGTAGACTTTTAATTAAGTTGAAGAAATACATTGCATCTTCAAGTCGTTACTTGGTATTTGAAGGCAACGATTCTGTGACACGTACACGCTTCTTGAATATGGTTAATCCATATCTTGAGTCAGTGCAACAGAATAGTGGTTTGACCGCTTTCCGAGTTATCATGGACGAGAGTAACAATACCCCAGAGGTAATTGACCGTAACAAGCTTATTGGTCAGATTTGGATTCAGCCTACCCGCACAGCGGAATTCATAGTGCTTGATTTCACAGTCATGCCAACAGGAGCTACTTTCTCAGCATAACAATACAACCTAATATAAACCTAAAGCCTCGATTTTTTCGGGGCTTTTTTATTTTTATGCTTGCACTGGGATATGTGTAGTCTTATATTGTGACATGGAAGAGGAGACCAACAATATGACCGCACTAACCCAAACCGATGCACTAAAGTATATTTTAGCGGGAAATTCAACCTTCACCGTTAAAAATACTGAATCCAGAAACAGGTTTACATTCAAAGTCCGCAAACCCAAGGAAAAGGATGCGACTGTTCATTTTGTGTCAGTAATGTCCGGCACCGATTCATATCAATATTTGGGAACAATTTTCAATTCAAAAGATTACTATCATGGTAAAAAGAGCAAAATAGCGGCATCCGCACAGTCAGAAAAAGTATTTCAATACATTTTTAGCAAACTCATTACTCAGCGGTTGTCATCCCTGATAGCAATATTTCATTCAGGTACATGCGGTAGATGTGGGCGGAAATTAACCGTGCCAGAATCAATCATTTCAGGTATTGGACCCGAATGTGCAAAGAGGGTTGATTGATGACAAGGGTAAAAATTCATTACATATAGCAGAGAGCTCTTGACTTCGGATGAATTTTTTTGTAAGTTGATTTCAACCAAAAATTGAAAGGAATCCCATGAGAAAAGTATTTATCATCCTAAGACAGAACACGAAAGGTGACAAGGACACCTATTCAACTGGAACATCTTACGCTACAAGAGACATTGCAAATTCACGGAAGGATACTCTTGAGCGACAGGCACGGATAGTATCCGCCGACCGCAATTCAAAACCAAAATTTTGGGTGGAGCCAATAACCGTTTCGGAGGAGTAAAATGAACATTGATTTAATGGAATTATATGAGTTGGTGAGGGAAAAATTCCCAAGTTTGAAAATGGAATTAAGACAAAATTATGCTCGGATATATATGGCAATACAACATTTACGTCTTGCTGAGCACAGAGCATTTCATTATTAATTAAAAAGTCCTTGCTTTCTCATTGTGTGGTATTAACTTACTAACGTAATGAGAAAGCTAACTAAAATAAAGGATTTAAAAATGTCAAAGTATGAGGAAGCAATAGAGCGATTGATAGAGGGAATTCGAGTGGATTATTCACGCTTCACCGCAGGATTTACATATCAAGAGCCACAGGAAATTACAGTATCCGCTGGTCGTAAATTTGATAAGCTGATTTCTGACCGTTCAGTTTGGGGCTTCATTGCCAAGGCCGATGGTGAATTTAAAGGACTCCCTTATAAAGAGGGTGATGTTTTCAAGGCCGCTTCATATCGAGCACCGGCCAAACACGTTCGTGGTTCCATCTATGCTGAGTCGCAAAATTGGTTTGCTTGGACCGGCCCAAACTACTTATAAAGAGGTAATTAATATGAGCATCTATGACAAATATTCAGACAGCCGACAGCCAAAAGCACTTACTAAATTGGAACCGCTTTTTGAAAAGGTTGAGCGTGGGGAGTTCGTCGGGGCAACTCGATGTTACTACTCAGACTCTCATGCCTTTGAGGTAATCGGTGTCTCCAAGTCTCGCAAATCAATCACCATTCGTCAGATGGACGCTGAACGAACTAAGAATGCTGAATTGATTGGCGTCGGTGGATTTGCGGCACATTTTGACAATCACACTCAAGAGTGGGAACTTAAATCAAACCCTGCCAATCCCACTATAAAGGCTTGGCTCCGTGTTGATGGTCGATACTACGCCGCCGGAGATACTAAAGTTTCAATTGGCAAAGCGCAAGAATTCTACGACTACAATTATTAAAGCTTTTCCTTCTCGTTACAGCCAAGACCCCACTTCGGTGGGGTTTTTTGTTTTTATAAAACTTCTAAAAAACTTCTAAGACGAAATTAATACAGTCTGTCATATTTTTTAAGTTTTTGATATTTATATATGAATATGAATACACAAACTTTTTTAGGAGAAAATACATGGCAGATTTAATTGACCCTTCAGAAATAATGTTTACGCCGTTTGAGCCACAGGTAGCAAACCGTTTCATCATGTATGTTGAGGGATTACCAGCATATCTAATCAAGACTGCTAATAGACCAACTATTACATTTGAAGAGATAACATTAGAACACATGAATGTCAAGCGATATGTGAAAGGTAAAGGAGAATGGGGTACGATTGAAATCACATTGTATGCACCAGTTGTTCCTTCTGCCGCACAGGCTGTCATGGAATGGGTTCGTCTATCACACGAATCAGTAACAGGCCGAGATGGCTACTCTGATTTTTATAAGAAGGATGTCACAATTGATGTTCTGGGTCCAGTTGGAGACAAAGTTGAAGAATGGACAGGTAAAGGATGTTGGATTCAGGAAGCAAACTTTTCAGATTTAGATTGGTCATCAAGCGAACCTGCAGAGGTTTCTTTGACACTTCGTGCTGACTACTGGATACTTCAATTCTAATCGGGAGACAGTAAATGAAAAAATCCGAACTGCGTCAAATGATTAAAGAAGAGCTTTTGAATGAAGCGACGTTCAAACAGGGTCAGGAGTATGAAGTATACAATGCCACTAACGGTGAGTGGCACCAAGATGCGAAATATTTGGGTAAGGATTACACTACTAATGGATATATGTTCCTTAGTGATTTTGGCGACGGTGGATATTTTGTATTGATTCCACGGGGAAAAGTTAAGAAATATGTTAAGGAGTAAATAATGAACGTACAGCAACGAAAATTAACAGGAGCATCCGTATTATTTGCAACAGCAACAGCGATATTGTTCCTTACAGATTTAGCAACCTTTGACCAATGAGCAGATTTCACTCAAGTCGTGTGGGGTTTGTATGTAGCCGGTAATGGTATAGAACATGGTGCCGCCGCTTTTAAGCAACAAAGGGA